ATAAATTTTTATTGAAATTATAAAATAATAATTAAAAGTATTTATGAACTTTTTCTGTTGTATTATTATACAACAATGACAACAGAAAAAGTTCTAAAAAGTTCAACGAATTTTTATTGTATAAATTGTGATTATAATACCCCTCGACAAAGTCAGTATATACGGCATTTATCTACACGGAAACACCAGAATACAACAAAATACAACAATACCGAACCAGAAATAAAAAATTATGTATGTGAATGTACAAAAATATACTACCATCGTGCGTCATTATATAATCATAAAAAGAGTTGCTCTTATCATATACACCCAGCGCAGAAGGAAAATATAATTATTAGTAAAAGTGAAGAGGTAAAAATACTTATAAATGAAAATGCTGATTTCAAGAATATTATTTTAGATATGATTAAAAATAATAATGAAACTCAAAAACAGACAAATGAGGTTCAAGCACATAATAATGAATTACATAAACAAATGATTGAATTATGTAAAAACAATAATATCACTACTATAAGTAATACAAATAATAATTCCAATAACAACACATTTAATCTTCAAGTTTTTTTAAATGAACGGTGTAAAGATGCTATGAATTTAACAGATTTTATTAGTTCGATCGAATTGAATTTATCAGATTTAGAAAATATGGAGAAATTAGGTTATACTGATTGTATGTTTAATAACATATTTGGTAATATGAATATTCTTGATTTTTGTGCCCGACCCTTTCATTGTAGTGATTTGAAAAGAGAAATAATGTATATTAAAGATAATGACGTATGGGAAAAAGAGGATGCCGACCACAGTAAACTAAAAAATGCAATTCGATCCATTGAAAAGAAGAATTTTAAACTTCTAAATGAATGGACGAATAAATATCCCACTTTCAAAGATTATGATTCGCCATATAATGATAAATATCTAAAAATTGTAGGACAAACAATGAGCGGAGATAAAGAGCATATGATTAAAGTAATCCGGAAATTAGCAAAGAGTTGTGTTATTGATAAACAAAAAATATAAATATTATTATTAAATTATATTTTTTATATCAGTAAAACCTGTTCATTTTTAACCATACTTTACGTTTTTGCATTTGTTCGATTTCATCAAGTAATGATTTAGAATTATATTTATATTTTGATTTAGATTTAGATTTAGGGTTTTTTATTAAATTATCGCTTGGATTAGATGATATTTTTAATGCGATTGGACTATTATATAATGAATATAGTGGGTTAAATTTAGTTAATGGTTTTAAAAATGGAGGATGAGTCCCTTCATAATATTTTTTATAATTAAACCATTCTCTATCGGAAATTATATTGTTGTTTATTAATTCATCTAATTTAGAGTTAGATGAAGTATTTATTAATTTTAATTTGTATGTAGGATACATTATGTATTTTTTTGTATCTTATATTAATAGTATTATTTTTAATAATATATAAAAATAGTATTCTCATTTCGTAATTTATAAAAATTTCTACTATAAATATAAGGTAATGAATGAATTAAAAATTACTGATGAATCAGATAAAATAACATTACAATTAGGCGATATTATAGAAATAAACGCGCCATCTGATCCTGATATACATAATCATGTTTATTATATTAAGTATTTGAATAATAATAAAATATATTTAGTAGAAAAAAATGGTAAAGAATTAACACTTCTTATGGATGAAACCGGAAATTTGAATAATGAGTCTATACTTGGTTTCACAATTTTAAGTCGTTCTGATTATCCTGGTTATGCTAAACAAAAAGGATTAGATACTGGTAAATGGGTAGATGTTTATTTTAGCGGAGATGTTCCGTTTAGTATGACTGGTAAAATTACAAATATGGAAGAAGATATGATTGAAATCACAAGTTTTCCAGATAAAGAAATTATTTATATTGATTTTGGGTATAAAGGCATTCCAGAGGATATACCTATTGAAAAAATAATATTAAGAACTCCACCAGATGATATAAGTGTTGATATTCCAAGTATGAAAGATATTGATATTGATAGCGTTTTCGGCGAAACCCCACAGAGTCAACCTGACTCACAAGTGCCGCTCACAATGATATTACCAGAATTACCAACATTTGTTTTTGAAGACGGTGATATCGATGAGTTTCAGGAAGAAGATATACAATCTGGTCAAATTCAAGAAAAAATACAAGATTTGATTTTTGGTGCTGACCAGATAAAATTTGGAGATGAATTAACAGAAATCACACAAGTTGTTGAAGTATCATTATCAGAACAACGGTTTGGAATTGAAAAACAAACACAGGATCTATTAGATGATTTGCTCTCAAGTATTCCAAATTTAGAACGAACTGAACTAGTATTGAATAATATTCATAAATTGATTGAACGTTTTAAAGAATTAAGAACGATGTATTCTAAATTTGATGAACAAGGAAATGCGTTAATGCCAACAATTAAAGGTGCAAATTATAAACCTTTGGTCGAATCGTTACAAAAATTTAATCAAAAATTACATTGGTTATTGCCTGTTGTAAAAAACAAAAAGAAACTTTATCAAGAAAATGACGGCGATGATGATATAACCGAAAACGATGAAGGCGCCAATGATGATTATATTTTAACTTCATTGGGTAACGTAAGAAAACAAGAACAAGAAATCATAAATCGGTATAATGAAGGTAGTTTTCCAGAAAGTGATAATAAATATTCTTATTTAATGAACGCTTTGAATGAAACTCTTACTCCGTTTGATGAACCTACGAATAAAGAAAATTATTTAATTACTACTGATGTTAACGCAAATATTAACACAATTGTAGATAATTTAGAAGATTTTTATTCATCAGTTGCAATATACTCCACAAAAAATAAAAGTTCTTTTATTGTGCGTAAACGGTTCTTAACCCAAGTATATAACACAGGATTAGATACAATTGAAATGAGTAAAGTAAGAGGGTCAGGAGATATAGTGAACCGAAAACAATTAACACCAAATGATACACTTACACTGAAATCATTATTAACATTACCCGAACCAGTAGTACGGTTTTCAAGAGTAAATTTGCCTTCTACTGATATTTTTATTAAATCGAATTTAAATCGTAATTATTTAAATTATTGGAAATTATTAAATCGGAAAACGGTAGTTTCTACGAAGGTGATAGATAATCTGGATATGCAAATAGATTACGATGAAACAACATTTGTTAATGATGTAAAAGAATATATTTTAGATGAAACGATAAAAGATAATGATAAATATAAAAAATATTTAGACATTGTCATACCTAAAACACGAGTATTGTTCAATATAATGAAACCATACATAAAAGATAAACTTTCAGTTTATGCAGTATTATCTTATTTAGAACCCTTTTTAATTTATCAAAAGGATTTATCGTTTATGCAATATGAAGAAATCACTAATTTTATTAAAAGCAAAATAATTGATATAAAAAAACAATATATTAAAGATAGTAGATATTTTAATACTATAAATCAAAGCAAAATAACATTTGATCTTACCGAATTATTACAGATATTAAATATTAACGATGAGTTCCGTAAAGAAATATTTATAGATGGTTATGAGTTTGAAAATATGTATCCTTCAATGAGCGTATCAGAATTTATGAAGAAAATAAATGATCATGATAATGGGATAATGTTTAATACTGCGATTGCTATGTTATCTAATCGGTTATTATTGTCAAATATAGAAACCGATGAAATAGCAAAAAATATTGATGAACATATGAAAAACACAAATAATGAGTATAAAACTGATAAAAATAATTGTCGTGAAATAAAACAATTGGCAAAAAGATATATAGAAATAGATGAGTTAGAAGATGATAATGGAAGTGATAAAGAAGTGTTTTTTGATAAAATGTATGATAATACTTATTATTCTATTGTAGATGAGTATAGGGATAAATTAAATACGCAATTTAAAACATTAGAGGAACGAATTGATTTTCTCTCTACAATGTTGATTAAAAAAAATGGTATTATTCCAAAAGAAGCAAACCGCGATGCCAGAGCAATGATTGTTGGAAAACGAAGAGTTGAAGATGGAGATTATGCTGCGTTAGTGATTGCGAATGAGAGAAATATCACAACTGATGCGTTAAGTATGTTGTATTATAAACGTATTAATGGTGTTTGGATATTACAAAAGGATATATCAAATGATTTTTTCATTGATACAAAAACGAAAACAGTGTGTAATCTATTAACAGAATGTATATATGATAATAAAAATAAACAATGTGATACCATGGGCAATGAAGAAATACAATTAAAAAATAGAGTATTATCAGAATCATTGAATGAGTTTGAAACCAGTTTATATAAAAACAACGACAAATTAATAGAACTACTTGAAAATAAAAAGGTAGAAGTTTTAAAAAGACTTAAGATAATAAGAATCATTCATTATAATGATAAACTTAAATATGATAGACAACAGTATATGTTAGGTAATACTGCAAAAGAAGTAGATATTCAGGAATCGCCTTACACGAAATTACGCGATATTATATTAGGACAAGCAGATTTTGCCAAACGGCAGTTGGATATTTCTAAGTTTGTATTAAATTATACCAGAAAAGCGGATGAAGGTGATAATAAATATTGGTTATATTGTATTAAAACGCATACTAAATTATTACCTACTTTTATTTACAAATTGTCTAAAACTTTTATGAGTAATAACAATTATAAAAATATGATAGAACTTTTATGCACGGAACAAGGAACATTAAGTGACGACGGTGATGCGTGGGTAGATAAACACAGTGGGTACATTATCCGTAAAATAGATTTGGATGTTTCAGATGAATATACTGAAGAAGGATTTAAATCAATTACACGGGCAGTCTTAGAAGAAGATTTGAGTGATTCTATTATTCAAGAACCTAAAACACAAAACGAGTTTATTAATCCTGACGCAACTAAAATAGTGAAAGTTGTAAAAACAATGAGCGGATTTATGGGAATTAATATTGAAAACAAACATGAATTTATTATCAGAAATGTAATTAAAGAACAAGGTAGTTCGATGCCTTCTAAAACAGACTATGAAAAAGCAATCCAAAGTGCTTCTACAAAAAGCAAAAAAGCAATTGATAAATATGATAGTTATGAGAAAACATATGATGCTTCATTAATGTTTTTATCCTTATCTTATTATTTGGTGGCAATACAAATTAGTATCCCTCTTGTAAAAACACGTAAAACACATCCAGGTTGTGTAAAATCATTTATGGGGTTTCCGATTGAAGGGTCAGAAGATATGTCAGGTATGACTTATGTTGCGTGTGTCGCCAGTAAAATGGAGAAACGTTCAATTGAACCGTGGAATTCAATCGCAAAATTAAAGGAAAAAGATATTCTTAAACGAATGGAGGCAATTATCGTTAAATATGTATTAAAAAATGAAGAAGTAATTAAATTAATAAAAGAAAAGAAAGATTATTTATTAATGAATAAAGAAACTGATGTTATACCAGAAGAACATGATATTGTAAAATGGATTAATTTTTTGCCGCCGCTTCGCGAATTAACAATGAAACCTATTCAAAATATATCGAAAGAGTTTGAAACTGAATTAATTGATTCTATGCGGACAAAATCAAAAAAACAGGATATGATGATTCAAGTAATAAAGGGGAAAATTATTTATTTTTCAATGGGTATTCAGGAAATGATACAAACGGTTGTAAATAAAAAGAGTGCTATATTAACGAACTCTAATTCGGAACCGTTTTTGGAAAATGCCTGTTGTGATAATAATGAAACGAATACTCTTAATTATTTTATTAAAGAACAACCAGATATAAGTAATTACAATAATAAAGTTAAACAATTAGGCGATATTTATAATGATATTATTCAAATGGGAAAATCGCCTATTTTATTTGAACCGAGAGATACGAGACGAAAATATATTAAATTACCAATTGGGTTTTCCGAAGATACAATTTATAGGGCATTTATTGTTTTATGTAAATATAATAGCGAATTGCCTATTAGTGATGAATTAAAAGCAATTTGTATGAATAAACCAACGAATTTAGATTATAGTGATTCTATGGAAGAAAATATTAAAAAATTAAAAAGTGATGGTAAATTATTTAATAATGCATCCTTACAACAATTACTTAGAATTGTAAATAAAACAAATAGCGTGAATTTTAAAATAACACGTCCATCAATTCACGCGAACGTAAATGTATTAAAAGATATATTGAATTCATTAAATGACCGTGACATAGAAAACATACCAAAACAATTTATTAATAAATTTTTAGAAATGATAGATACAGATAAGGTGGATATAAATGGCATTTTTGAAGATACGATGGAAATGCGCGCTTTTAAAAATTATTTGGGGACAATTAATGAAAAAATGGAAAATGATATTATTGCTATTATGAATAAATCGTCTAAAATGAAAAAAAATGAGTTAAATATGTTTATTGAACAGTTTAGAACGATTATTATATTTAAAGAAACAGGAAATAACACATTTATTGAAAGTGAAGATGAAACAATTTATAAAATGGTTCAATTCATAAAAAATGCGTTAAGAGATATAACGCGTGTTTTTCCTAATATGATATTAAATAAAGTAGAATATGATAATGATACTGTCATTCCTAAACATTGGGACTTATCAGAAAAACATGTGGGTGATATCCGAAAAACATTAATAAATCGTTATTCCTCTTTATACCAATTTTATCATGATACCGATATTAAACTTGTCGCTAAAAAAATACTTTCATTGACGCGTGATATGGAATTATTAGTAAATAATACAATGTTTTTTTCTCCTCTTAAAATTGGTGAGGATAAATATATTTATTCGGTATTTGATAGACGGTTAACTATGTTGTTATTTAAATTTTATTTTTACAATGTATTTACTGATATTATTTCTTTGAAAGAAGACAGTGATATTTTACTCAAAACAATAGTTAAACCATTAACTAGTAAAATCGTTTCTGACCAATTAGATAATTATATACAGTCTCAAGAACCAATTACAACTGATATTAATGTAGATACAGGAAATATTTCTGAACTGGAAATTGTATTAGGTGAGAAAATGGAACTTATGGATAAATTAGTTAATTTAATTGCGGTATTTACAGGGATTATATATATTGATAAAAAAACAATTGATTTTAATTATAAAACTTTAATGGAAAGAGTAATGAGGTCAAAAGAACGTGAAAAAGATATAATTACAACTAATTTTAAGAAAATGACAGATGAAAAACGTGAAGTACAAAATTTATTTAAAAACCATCGTCTGGGAGATTGGAATAAGGGAATGCAGAAAGGATTAGTAAAATATCAAAAAGACACATATGATGCAGAGAGAAATGATATGGACTTATATGATTCAGTTGTTGATACTGTTATTGATGGCAATCACGACCATACTGATATTTTGCTAGGCGAGGAAACATTAAAAGATGCTGATATTAATGAGTTTGAAGATAATAATATTGAATATATGGGCGAAGATGCTGATTATCAAGAAATGGGATTAGATGGGGATGAACAGTATTAAACATTTTTCTTCACTTCTTTTTTCTTGAAAATAGATTTTATTTCTGTGTATATTTTTATTTTGCCATATATATTTTTGAAAAATTGATATATTTATTGATAAATATATTAATATATTAATAAGAATTATAGAATGAGTGGAAAGGAAAATAATATATTACAAAAAATAGAAAAAACAGACGAAGAAATAGAATTAAAAGATACACCGTGCGTGGATGATGAAGAATATCACGATGAATACGATAATGAATACGATAATGAATACGACGATTATGAGTGTCGTGTTTCTACAAAATTAATTATACGTGATAATAAATTAGTTAAAACAATACAAAATGAAGAACAAAAACGTTTATTGAAAGAAAAAATAAAGTATCAAAAAGAAAATAAAGAACGAAAAATAGAAGAAACAAAGAAACGAAAAATAGAAGAAAAAGAACAACAAGTTTTGTATAAAAAAAAACAAGCGGAATTAAACGAAACTGAAATGAATAAAAAAATAAATAATATAATAAGTCCGGAAATTGAAGAAATTGACGATTGGGAAAGTTTGTATTAAATTATATTAATACAAAAAATTGAAATGGTTATAAAGTAATTATAATTATTTACCCCCACCCCCAAAATATTATTAATTAAGTATCAGTATGATTCTTCCAATTAGCGTTGAACGTGCCTTTGTTAATGCCGAAAAGGAACAACAAATAAATACAAATGATATATCGCAAACAAAAATTCATATGTGTTTTAAACGGAATGATATAGGTTATAAAAATACATATTATATTCTTACAGGAACAAGACAAGAGATAGAGACATATATTAATATGGAAAAATTACATAAAAAATTAGAAAAAGAAAGCAGTCATTGTATGACAGATGATTATAAATTTATAGAAACACCATTTGAAACCTATTGTAATTACTCATGTATTTATCTCCACGATGACCCTTTATGCGAAAATTCTGAAGAAGATAAATGTTGTTCGAATTGGGTTTCTAGTGAATTTAATAATTATGTTGAGTTAGAGAAGTATATTAAAATCATTCCACATGATTACAGTTATTATAATAAATATCATATTATTTATATGGATAACCCTGAAACATATGAATGTGATACAACGGCATCTTATTCGATTAATCGGTAGGTAATAATGATTTAATATAATATTAAATAATATTATATAATTATTATATAAATATGTTTCGTAATTTAATTCGCGCAAATATAACATTGTTTTCTATTTTACTCTTTTTAATTTTTTATATATTAATTGTTGCTTATAAACCGAATTTTATTTACAATAAAGACGGTAGTCTAAGAACATTTGGTGTTGGATTTAGCAAAAAAACGGTTATCCCAGTATGGTTTTTATCAATATTTTTATCATTAATGTCTTATTTCATATTATTTTATTATGTTTCATCGCAACGATTACAATAATTATTTTCATCTTTATAATAAAATAATTTTAATTTTAATTTTTATTTTTATTTTTATTTCATTCATTATTTTTTTATTCATTCGAAGAATATATACGTGGAGGTTCATCCTTTATTTGTTGTTGTAGTTTTGTTTTTTCCTGTGATTCGTAATCTTTATGACGTTTTTGTATTTCTTTTACATTTTGTGAGCAACCATTATTTACAATATAATTATAACCAACTGATGTGACTAGCGTACCTGTAAGCATAAACCATATGTATTCAGCGACAATGTCTTTTAAACGAATAAAATTCAAGAGTTTATTTTTTAGTTCTAAATTGTCCTTTACATTTGATTTAAACAAAGGTGACATATTAGACCAGAATTTTTCAAAATTAGTTTGTGATATTTCATTCACTAATAAAGACCGATCAGTATAAATATGTTCTAAAGCTTCTGCCATTAATTCGATATTTGTATTTTTAATATCAGTTTTATCAATTTTCGGTTTAAAAATTGTATTTAATAAATCATTTATACCGAACAGTTTCGTGACACCATACCCAAAAGTATTTGAAAATGGAGATAACCATCCGGGAAATGCCATAAGCATTAAATTAAGTATTCCAAAAATCAAGAACCATGGAATTATCGTAATAAATATGGCAGACCCTGTTTGCGCTGAACCACATAATGATGAGGTAAGTGACATATTAATAAAGAATTCTCCAATAATAAGTAATAGCACATATATTCCAAAATAAACTTTATTTTTACTAGGTTCTGAATTGTATTTAACGACAAAATAAATACTTGTTAAAATAAAAAATAATAATATTGCAGAAGAAGGATCACTCATTTATATATTATAATTAATAATTTATTTTATAGAATTATACAATTTTATTAATAAAATAAATTATTAATTATAATATAGTATATATTGAATGAATTATGTTAATAATGCGCCTTCATTGATTGAACCAGGAGTTAGATATTTTATAGGAGGAACATTAAAAGAATGTTGTAAATTTAAAGATCGCTATATAAATCTGTTTTTTAATATAGGCATTACTATATTATTTATCGTATTAATTACTATATTTTTACTGTATAGATATAAAGGTAGTCTTACTCCACGTGAAATAGAATTGAAAAATCGTGAAAAACAAGAATATATTGTTTCAAAACTCCAACAATTATCTTACCAAAAAAAACAAGATAATTATAATGAAACAATGATTACTGATTTGCCTGTATGGGACAATAATATGAATTAAATAAATGAATTAAATAAATGAATTAAATAAATGAATTAAATAAATGAATTAAATAAATGAATTAAATAAATGAATTAAATAAATGAATTAAATAAATGAATTAAATAAATGAATTAAATAAATGAA